GTCGATGTGTTATAAGTAATAGACATTCATAATCTCCTATGGATTCTCTTCCCGAAGGTGAGTGAGGGTACTCACCGGTGGCTTTCCCCTCGGTAGTGCTTAGACTGCGGCCGCGATTACGACACCAGCCTCTGGACGGTAGGTTTCAACACCATACAAAGTGTCAGCCGTCATTAAGTCAGCCAAGAACTCTTGCTTGTACTGAGTCTGAACGCGAACGCCCAACTGCTCAGCCAATACTAAAGCGTCCTTGTGGAACAACAAGCAGTCGGTCTCGCCGTCAGCAGTTGCCAAGTTCGTAGATACGAAGATGTCAACGCCGTAGAGGCTACCGATCTTACCGTTGGTCACAGGCTGTCCAGTAACGAAGTCACTAGAGATGTACTGAGATACACCCAGCATCTCGCGCTTCACAGCAGGTGGGATAACGAACACACGGCTGTCGCCGGGTACGTTGTTGTCGTCGAGGATCTGGATTGCCTGACGGAAGCCAGCGTCGTTGAACGCTACAGCAGGTCCAGTGCCGTCGATGCCATCTGCAACGAAGTTCATCTGAGCAGTGAAGCCAGTACCTGCCTCAGCAATCAACGCAGAGTCTACGTTGGTAGCCAGAGCATAGCCAGCATCTTCGGTGTAGAAACGTCGCAGAGAGTTCAGAGCTTGAACGTCTGTGATGTCTTCGATTAAGCGAGAGTACTCGAAGTGCTGATCGATCGTTACGACCAACTCGCCGGTGGTGCCAGCGATCAGAGAAACCTGAGTCTCTGCTACCTTAGCTGACGCGTCTCCACGATCAGGCTTAGGGATGTGAATAGTGTCTCCCTTCTTGCCTACCATAGACATTGCGCGTACCAGAGGCTTAACAACCAAAGACTTCTCGTAAGAAGCAATGATCTCATCACTCCAAATCTCTGGAATGAATGTAGCCGCTGTAGTGTTTGTTACGTGTGATGATCCAAGTGCCATTGTAATGATTCCTTAGTGGGTTATTTGACCCTCTTCTCCTCGTACGCTTTCATGATCTCAGGCAGTAGTGCCTCGTAGCGTTTGGGATCAGAGTTCATGAGTTCGATAATATCACGGCGGCGGTAGATCTTCTTGGACGTAGAGCCCTCGGGATTCGACCGTGCCGTACCTGTAGAGGCTCGTTTAACCTCGTTCTTCTGGTGTTGCTTCTCAACCTTAGCGGTCTGAGCTACTACACCCTGACGTTCCTTATAGAGCGTAATCAACTCGTTTGCCGCCTCAAAGTCATACCTTGAGTCAGCCTGTTGAAACAACTCTCGTCTAATGGAAGAGCTACGGACCCACTCCTTAAAGCCTTCATCCTTCAGCACGTTGTCCATGTCTGGGTGTGCTGACTTCAGTTGTGCAATAGCTTGTGATTTAGCCATCTCTGCCGCGACCTGCTGTGCCTGTCGAAGCGTGGGATGGTTGTCGATAGCTCGCGCCATAGCCGCATTCGGGTCAGCGAAGAAGTCAACCTCCTCTACTACTTCCGGTGCAGACTGTTGCGCCTGTACGTTGCTCTGGACGTATTCGTCAAAGTGACGCCTAAGTTCTCCAACCTCCGAAGATTGCTGGCCTAGCCGCTTCTCTAACTCTTGGTGCATCCGAGCGATGTCTGACGCTGATTTGCCCTTGTACTTGTCTGGAAGATCCTCTTCTGAAGGGGCCTCAACCTTGGGCTCCACAGGTGCCTCCGCTTCAGCGGGTGCCTCTTCAAGAGTAGCGAACTCTTCTGTGGTCTCTTCGGTGTTGGTCTCTTCAAATGGAATTGCCTTCTGTACTAAGTCTTGAGCATCTACAATGGTAGCCATATTATGAACTCCTTTGTCCCACTAGGGGAGGATTGATTAAGGACGACCCCCGGCTGAGGGGCTACCGTCCTACTTAAGTCACTTGTGTCTCTTATTCCACTTCATAGCGGCACCGGGGAAATCCCCACTGACACCCTCTAGGATAAAAGCTACAGGACTTATGATGGCACGGGAAGTAGAAGAACAGACCGAGCACCGGACCGCGTCTCCCTTCCTCCCATACACTTCATCTACGTTGCCGCAGGAACTGCACTTCACGTCATAGATCACGTGCATCTTCTAGCTCCTCTGCGGCCATTATACTATTCTCATACCCGGAGAACTGCCGTAACGCAGACAATCGTCCGCGCGCCTGCCAGAACTCCTCAGTTGAGTCGCAGTGTTCCAGCGTCAGGACTGACATAGCTTCCTCGATCTCCTCTTGGAAGGTACGCCAGCCGTCGGTCAGGAACATTGTACGAGCGTCCTCAAAGTAGTCACTCATCCTTCTTCGTCCTCTTGGCCTTAAGTTCAGCTAGCTGGTTCTCTAGCTTGTTTACTCTGTCGAGTAGTCCTTGAAGGTACTTAGTGGTGGATGCTACTAACTCATCGAACTTCTTTTGATCTACCATGATTATCTCTCCTTGAGGTCATGTGTTGGTGGTATCTAGCTTAGCTAACCTCTCCGTTAGTTCGGCTATCTGTTGTTCC